AGGGCCTGTTCCAGCCTCTAGCGCGCCAGTTACGGCCTCAAGTGGAACATTCTCCACCAGTCAATCGAGCAATGCGGAGATGAGCACACTGTTTCGGCGAACCCAGCAGATCACGACCAATTTAGAAGGTAAAAATCAAGCCTAAAACGCCCACGAAGAGCGGGAGCAGCCACGATGTTTGAAATTGAGCCTAGTATTTTCGAAAAATACCGCAAGTCCGTGGACTTGGCAAACTTTCCCAAGGGATTTGTGAAGTGGTTCAACGGCACTACTGCCGAAGAACAGACAGAGTGGTTTGAGGGGCGATTTCGCTGCCTAAAATACCATTTATATCTCAGCGGGTTCGTCGAAGCCCCAAAGATCGGCGACCCAGACCTGCCGAAAGAATATGTTCCTATTCTCGGAATGGACTTCCAACCTGATCCACACATCCAGTTGTTCAAATGCTTTCTGCAGAAACGCCCAGGCGAGAAGTTTGTTCTGTCCGATCTAGATCAACTCACCAAGAAGAGGATGATTCTTTGGCCTCGGGGTTTGTTCAAGACTTCTGCGGTCAGGGTTGACATCGTTCAGATGATTCTGAATTATCCTAACATTCGTATATGCTTTCTGACGGGCGGCGACCAACTGGCCAAGCGCCAACTCGCAGCTATCAAGAAGTTTTTCGAGAAGCCGTCAAAGCGATTCGAATGGCTCTTTCCTGAATTTTGCAACAAGAGTGTACGGAATAAGAAAGTGGCGGAATTTTTTGACGACGGCACGCCGAACCCGAAAGCGTGGAGCGACGAACTCTGCAAGCTGGGTAATGCGCACGAATTTACTGTGCCGTGCCGCACGAACGATATGTTCGCCGAGCCGACCTTCGCAATTTCCACGGCGAAATCGGTGAAAGCGGGAAGCCACTTCGATGTAATCTACATCGATGACCTTGTGAACGAACAGAACTACAAAAAGATCGAGGCTTTGGAGAAGTGCTACCAGGATTACATCGATCTTTGCCCTCTTCTCGAACCGACAGGCTTCATCGTTATGACAGGAACTCGCTATTCCTTCGGGGACACATACGAGCGAATTCAGGATGATGCCAAAAAAGAAATGAAAGAGATGGGGCAAACCATCTGGAAGTTTTACATTCGAGATTGCTGGAGCCACGGCTGCCAGAACTGCATTCATACCAACGTCTACCACGATTATGAGAAGAATATTCTTCAACCGCCGTGTGAAGTGCAGGGCTGCAACTGCCCTGGCTATAAAGATCGAGGAAATAAAGACGTGTTGTTCCCGCAAACGAGAACACACGACGGGCGGCATATCGGACACACCTTGAAATTTCTTGAAGGCGAATTGATTCGTACCAGCCCGGAGTTTTTCGCTAACCAATACGAGAACAAACCAATCGCAACTGGCGCACAGACATTCGACGATGTTCTCATTGGCCGACAAACACTGCATGACATAACGCAAATTCCACCTTACGCCGCTTCCTTTACGTTTGTGGTGGGCGATCTTGCGTACGTAGGACAAGACGGACGAGATTATTCGGTGCTGTTTGTCTGCCGCCTGTTCCAAGGCCAGATTTTTATCTTCGCTTGCGAGTTTGGCACTTGGGACTCGGCGAAAGTAGCAGAGAACGTCGTCAATATTCTGCTGACGCAGCGCCCAAATACCATCTTTCTGGAAAAATTCAATGGTTGGGAGGCGTATAGCAATGTCATTACTGCTCATGCGTCGTCCCGAGGCATTCTGAAGGTCCCGATTGAGTGGGTGAAGGGCTCTCAGGCCGATCAGGCGAAACTAATTCGCATCGGTACGGTTAAAGGCCCTCTTGACCAACGACGATTATGGTTCTACGCACCCATGAAGGGATACGACATACTTGTTCAACAGTTGTGCAAGTGGCCAAAATTGGGCCGACACGATGATTTCGCCGACTGCGCGGGCATGGTTGTCACAGTTCCCACGGGATATCAATTGGAGAACCCCCCGGTTGCTGTCTCCGTGGGGCATTGGTTGCGCAAATTGAACGAGACGAAGCTAGATGATGATTCTTATGGAGACAACGGCTGCGGGACGGGTCTTTGCTGTTGACGACTTAAAAGTTGACTTTTCTCTCCATAAGTAGGAGAGCACAATGTTCATCTACGTGATTGTCAACTCGGAAACTCTGAAGATTTACATCGGTCAGCATAAGGGTACGAACCTGCGGCAATATTTGCAGCAGAAATGGTCAGAAGCAAAACTAGGATTTGCGGGGCGGTCTCATTTATATGCTTCGATGCGCAAGCATTCTCGGCAATCGTGGAGTATCCATCCGCTAATTTTGGATTTGCAGACCCGAGAAGAGTGCAACTATTGGGAGCGATTGCTCATCAAGGCTCTGAATTCGCAAAATCCAGAAGTCGGCTACAACATTTGTCGTGGCGGCGAAGGGTTTACTGGCCCCCATACCGCAGCGGCATTGCAAAAGATGGACGAGAGACGAACAAAATACTGGAGTAAGCCTGAGAATCATCAAAAACGTCGTGCTGTTTCCAAAGCGGTATGGATGCGCCCAGGATTTCGGCAAAAAGTTTCCGAGATTCTGAAAACTACTCCTTGCGAAACCCGATTTCAGCTAGGGCACGTGCCGTCACCACTTGCGGGAGCGAAAGGTCCAAACCAAACGTCGTTTGTAGTAGGCAATAAACCATGGAATACAGGAACCAAAGGCATCAAGAAGGCGAATTCGGGGTCCTTTCGCAAGGGACATCATCTAAATCGAGGACGAGTCTTCACTCAGGCGCACCGAGACGCACTGAGTCAGGCGCATAGGCGAAATAAGACTATTTGAACTGTAAGTAGAGACCCTTATGGCAGACGAATCCACAATTAAAATTACAGCCACGTCTCACTTTGAAAATAAAGGGCAGATGAGTCTTCAGGAACTTCCTGGCGCTCACCCCTATGGTGAAACGGCATTGCCCATCGGTCCCGAAGAGGTCGCATTTGTTGACCAACTCAGGTCAGACCTCTCAATGCTTAAAGAAGCGAATTTGAACAGAGAGGAGTCAGAAACATTCATCGCTACCCGGGGATTAATCGGTCGATGGAATACGGCAGAACTAATGCTGCGGGCGTGGGTTGAGCCCGTCAAATGGAAGGGCAGCGAAATGTTTCGGTCGCACCTCGGTGTGCCTCTTGTCGCCGAGCAATTCTACAGCATTCACAGTGTCGTCAACCAAACTTTATTTGGCGGCTATCAAGTTTTCAAGATCGATGCGACTTCTGGCACTCCACTGGAGTGCGCCGAAGCAACACAAGCGATTGTGAACGCTCAATTGAAGACCTGCGGCTACAAGGGCGTGTCAGCCAAAACAGAAATGCGGGAAATCACGTACGACGGGCTCTTCTACGGGTTCGGCGTAGCGCATTATGGCTGGCAGACTCTCAAAGAAAATATTATCAAGAAGGTTCAGAAGTCACACCCGAAAACCGTCGTCGTGAATGGTCAAACTGTCACGATTCCTGTCGAAGATGAGGATGACGTTGAAGACCGCGTTATCGGCGTACGCGAAGTTAACATGCCGAAGCTGGAACATGTGCCGATTAGGCGCTTCCGATATGCTCCTGATCTGCGCCGGGGCGACCCCCGCGTAGCTGAGTGGGCGGGGCGTATCATTTATGTCACTGGCTACGATCTAGACGCCTTGCGGAACACCAAAGGCTGGAATATTCCTACCCGAGAGCAGTTGGTGAAGCTAACTACGCCGCAAATGCAGAGCCAGTCGGCGACAAACCCGCTCGAAACACTCGGATCGAACACAGGGAACCCAGTTTTCCAGCAAACAACCACGCCGCAGAAAGCTTATCCCGAAAATTACACCGAGCGTGTCCACCACGACCCTCTCGCGCGCAAATTTGAAGCCTTTGACTACTGGACGGGGACTCGCCATGCTATTATTCTGCAAAAAGAATATTGTTTGCTGAATGAAACGCATAAATTTAGTCGTCCGCCGTTTCTGGGCTTCTGTTTCCGTAATGCGCCTGACTCCGCCCATGGCTACGGCATCGCATATTGGCTGACAGACTTCCAACGTGTCTGCCAGGGCGTAATTAACGCGTTTTTGGATGACATGAACCTGAATTTGATGGGAACATATACAGCACCTGCGGGAACTAATAATTCTGCGCAAGCGCAGTGGATTTTTCCTGGAAAAGTCTTCAAAACAGACGGCGCAAACAAGATTGAACCGCTCACACGCAACTCTATCAACGCCCAAGAGCCTCTAGCTGTCATTCAGCAGATGAAATCATGGGCCTCGTCGATTTCCGGTGCGGGTATGAGCACCCTGGGCGGAAATCCGGGATCATCTGGCGATGTGCGCACTCCAGGCGGCGTCGCCGCAGTCACGGGCGGCGAATCAGTCAA